ATGAGTAAACAACTTCGTGAACTGCAGGCTCGCAAAGCGGGCCTGATCAAAGACGCCCGCGCGCTCACCGATGCAGCAGCTGCCGAGCAGCGCGATATGAATGAGGAGGAGATGAACGCCTTCGATGCCTTGAAGCTTCGAATCGAAGCGGCGTCAGCGGCCATTGACCGTGAGTCGGCGCTGATTGCCGAGGAGGCCCGAATGGCCATGCTGCCCGACGATTCGGCGCGAGGGTTCGTGACCGTCACGGACAACCGGGAGGCAGACCCCCGCCACGGATTCAAAAGCGTGGGCGAGTTCCTCAAAACGGTCTGCCATGCTCAAAAGCCTGGCAATGGCATCGATGAGCGCTTGCTGATCGGCGCTAACCGGGGTGCCGCGGTTCCTGCCAACTTCGGAGCCGAGGGCTCGGGCCAGGACGGCGGCTTTCTGGTGCCGCCGCAGTTTGCCCAAGAAATCTTCCAGCTCTCTCTGGGTGAGGACTCCCTCTTGCCGATGACCGACAACGTCGAGATCACGGGTAACACCATGGCGTTTCCCAAAGATGAGACCACGCCCTGGGGCACCAACGGCATTCGCGCCTACTGGCAAGGCGAGGCAACGCCTGCGGCAGGGACCAAGCCGGTCCTGGGTCTGTCCAGCCTGCGCCTTAAAAAGCTGATGGCCTTGGTGCCGGTCACAGACGAATTGCTTGACGATACCAACGCGCTTTCAACCTACTTGCCGGACAAGATCGCCACCTCGATCCGCTGGAAGACCAACGAGTCGATCCTGTTTGGCTCGGGCACCGGCGTGCCCATGGGTTGCATGAGCGGTGGATCCACCGTGACAGTTGCCAAGGAGACCGGACAGGCCGCTCAGACGCTGCTTGCCCAAAACCTGGCCAAGATGATCTCGCGCCTGCCCCCAATGTCGCCATCATCCTTTTGGCAAGCGAAGGACTTCTAGATGGCTAGGGTTGAAACCGTACGCATCGAGGGCCTGGCGCAACTCGATCGCGCGCTTCGGGAACTTCCCCAACGCATCGCCAACCGGGGACTAAGAGCCTCGGTCTACGCCGGTGCAAAGGTGATCCGTGATGAGGCGCGCTCCCGGGCACCCAAAGCCGCTCAGTCACTTGGTCCTAAGCAACCGCCACCCGGAACGCTCAAGCGCTCGGTGATCATGAAGCACATCCGTGAGCTTTCCGGCGGTGGCCGCCAGACGTTCTATGTGCTGGTACGCCATGGCAAGAAATACCGCAACCAAGGCAAGCGCGGAAACCTGTCGCAGGACGCGTGGTACTGGCGCTTTGTGGAGTTCGGCACCCGCAAGATGGCGGCGCGGCCCTTCCTGCGACCGGCGCTTGAGTCCCGCAGACGAGAGGCAGTCGACGCCATCAAGGAGCGCCTGACTCAAAGAATCGAGATCGAGGCCAAAGCCTTGAACGGGCGCTAGCGATGCAGGACTTTTACGACGTCATCAAGCAGTTGGCGAGCGGTCAGGTGTATGCAGTCGTAGCCCCCCAGGACGCTCAGTATCCGACGCTGGTTTACACGCCCATCGATGAGGAACGGGTCATCGCGCTTGACGGCCCCAATCCGCTCAAGCGTTCCCGGGTACAGGTGGACGCCTATGCCCGAACGCTCGCAGTCTGCGAACAGTTGCAAGACCAGGTGCTCTCGGCCTTGCTCGCTGACATCAACACCGTGGCCGATGTACGCATGGGCCTGACCGATTTCGACCCTCAAGCCGGCATCTACCGGATTTCTGTGGACTTCACCTACTACCGGTAACGGTGGTCGTGCGGTCCTTTTTCAAAACCCACCTGGAGGCCTTTCATGCCTAGTACTGCGATCACCGCGCAGGGCATCACCATTGCCCGATTCGGTACCACCACCTTTGAGACCATCCCCAACGTCGTGTCCTTCCAAGGACCTGGCGGGCAGGCATCGGTCATCGATGTCACCAATCTGGCCTCGACTGCCAAGGAAAAGCGGGTTGGTCTTCGCGATGAAGGTCAGCTCTCGCTGTCTTTGCACTTCAACCCTGATGACACCGTCCATCAGGGGCTGCGCACTGACCGCGCGAATCGCACCCGTCGGCAATTCAAGATTACCTTTACCGACACCACTCCGGCCGCAACCTGGACCTTCTACGGCTATGTGACGCAGTTCAGCGTCCAAGGCGGCGTGGATGCGGTGGTTGAGGCCAGTGTCACGATTGAAATCGATGGCGACATCACGGAGGCATGAAGCGCATGAATATTCTTTCCAAAGACGCCATCCTGGCTGCTGACGACCTGCCGCGCGAAACCGTGCACGTCCCCGAGTGGGGTGGCGATGTGTACGTGCGCACGATGAGCGGCACCGATCGCGATGCCTTTGAGACCAGTCTCATCGCCCGCGAGGGTGAGCGGGACGGTCGCATGGAAAACGTCCGAGCCCGGCTCGTAGCCCTCACCCTGTGTGATGAGAGCGGCGCACGTCTTTTTGAAGATGGCGAGATTGCTGCCTTGGGCCGCAAGAGCGCCCGGGCGCTCGATCGTGTCTTTGCGGTGGCCCAGCAGTTGAACGGCATCGGTACCGAGCAGGCGGCAGCCGCAAAAAAGGCCTGAAGGCCAACCCCACCCGACGGTTCGTCTTTCGCCTGGCGCTTGCGCTAGGGATGCCGGTGCGCGAGCTGCTCGCCTGCATCGGCTCGGACGAACTCACCGAGTGGATGGCCTTCTACCAAATTGAGCCTTTTGGCGACATGCGTGCCGATCTCAGAAGCGGTGTGATTGCATCAACCTTTGCGAACGCCAACAGGGCGAAACACGCCCGCGCGTTCTCGCCAGAAGACTTCATGCCCTTCGCGGAGAGGACCGAGCCTAGGGACGATGCCCGCCTGAATGTGGCCCGATTCAAGGCACTGTTTGCCCACAAGGTGAAAAAGCATGGCTGACCTCGGCTCTCTCGTTGTCAAGCTCTCGGCCGAGACGTCTGAGTTTCGGGCCGATCTGGGGCGCACCGCGCGCCTTCTGGATCGCCATGCCAATGACATGAAGACCTCGCTCCAGCAGGTTGCAACGGTGGCCAAGACCGCTTTTGCTGTGGCGGTCGGTGCGGCCTCGGTTGGCGCCTTGCGCGATTTCATTGACCGGACGATTGAGGCAACGGCAGCTTTACAGCAGTTGTCCGAGCAGACCGGAGCGAGCACCACGGCCTTGTCAGGGCTGGCCCCCGTTGCGACGATCTCCGGCACCGCCATGGAGACGATTGGCACCAATCTCTCCAAGCTCTCAAAGGCCCTTGCCGGCGTGGATGACGAAGGAGCCGACGCCAGCAAGGCCTTGCAGTTCCTTGGGATCACGGCCAAGGATTCTGGCGGCAATCTGCGCGATCCGGCCGAGGTGCTCAACGATGTGGCTTTGAAACTTGCCCAGTTCGAGGATGGTGCAGGCAAAACGGCTCTTGCCATGGACCTTTTTGGCAAGTCTGGTGCCTCGATGCTGCCCTTCTTGAAGGATCTTGCAGAAAACCAGAACCTCAACATCAGGCTCACCTCGCAGCAGATCGAGGAGGCCGACAAGGCGTCCAAGGCCATGGCGCGGATGCGGGCAGAGAGCGGCTTTGTCTCCCAGACCCTGGTGACAAGCGCCATTCCGGCGTTTTCGGTCCTGGCCGAGGAACTCAAGAAGATTCTGCTTGGGACCGACAACGCGGTCGCTGGCATCAGCCGGCTTCGCGACGATGGGACGCTTGCCAAATGGGCAGAGGCTTCCGCCTATGCGATTGCGGTGCTTGTGGATAGCCTGCGGGCCATCTTCCAGGGTATCAAGGCGATCGTCGGCAGCTTTCAGGCGGTTTGGGCTGACATTGAGCTTGCCGGCGGATTCATTGCCCGCGGCGGTTTGCCAGGCCTTGTGCTGGAGAGCAACCGCAAGGCGCTGCGTGAGGCACTCGATAAGCGCAACCAGATCGTCGAAGAGGCCAACCGCAACTACGTCGATCTCTGGAACATGCCGCTGCTTGCTGATGCGGTGACCCAGCGATTTGAGGAGATGCGCCGCAATGCGCAGGCAGGGGTAAGCCAGCAGGGCGACAAGCCGCAGCGTCCCACCCTGCAGTACAACACGGCAAGCGATGCCAACCGTGCAGAGGCACTTGCCGGGATCGAGCGCGACGTCAAACGATTGCAGGATGCGCTGGATGTTGAGAGCGCGCTGCTCAAAGACCGTCAGCGGATCATCGATCTCTATGAGGGCCAGGGCTTTATAACCTTCCAGCAAGGAAGTGCAGCCCGGATTGCAGCGCAGGAGGACTTCACCGAGCGGCTTCGCGCCAACATGGCCGAGGAAGAAGCCATCTTGAAGCGGGGTCTGGCCACCGTTGCCAAGACCACCCAGGAAAAAGCCAGACTCACAGCGCGACTTGAAGAGGTCATGTCCCGGCGCGCCCGACTTGAGCGTGAGGTTCAGATGGCGGGTCTTGAGCGCAATATCCGGGAACCTGGCGAGACGTTCAAGACCACGCTCGCGGACATTGAGCAACGATCCAAGGCGCTTCAGGCACTGGCTGACGATGAGGCGGCCATCATGCGAAGCCGCCAGCGTGTCATTGACCTCTACCAGGAGCAGGGCTATCTGCGCTTTCGGGAGGCCGCCGATCTGCGGGTCAACGCGCAGCAGGACTACCTGGAGCGTTCGCGCACGTTCTTCGACCAGGAGGAGGCGCTGCTGCGCACAGCCCTTGAGACGGTCGCCCAGACCGCCGATCAGCGTCGGCAGATTGAGGAGCGGCTGGCCACCCTGGCCGCCAAGCGCCAGCGCATGGAGCGTGAGGCAGCCCAGGTCACCCTGGAGCGCGCCATCCGCGGTCCCTTTGAGGCGTTGCGCGACATCCAGGAGCGGGCTTCGCGAGCCGAATCGGAATTTAAGACCCGCGAGGAGCAGGTCAGGCTGCTGCGTGAGTCTGGCGCGATCAGCGAACTCGAGTCCTTGCGGCGTCTGGCTACTGCCAGAGAAGAAAGTGCACGACAGCTTGAACAGTTGGCCTCCGAGGCGCGCGCGGTGGCTGAGGCTGCGCCTGGCAACGAGCGCTTTGCCGAAGCCATGCGCCAGATCGCCGAAGCGGCCCGTACTGCGGCTGCAGGTGCCAAGGAACTGGGGCTGCGCGCCAAGGAGGTTGCTGAGCCCTTCACGGCTGGATTTCAAAAGGGGCTGAAAAGCTTTATCGAAGATGCCGAGGCCATGGGCAAGCAGATCGAGTCGATCACGAGCCGAGCCTTCAACGGAATGACCGATGCGCTCACCCAGTTTGTGATGACCGGAAAGCTCGACTTCAAAAGTCTGGCCAACTCGATCATCTCCGACCTCATACGTATCCAGATTCAGCGAGCGATCACCATTCCGTTGGCCAACGCCATGATGGGCCTCTTTGGCTTTGCCAACGGGGGCGTCATGACCGGATCAGGCCCCATGGCGCTGCGCAGCTATGCCTCGGGCGGCATTGCAAACTCGCCACAGTTGGCCCTCTTTGGCGAGGGCAGCAGGCCAGAAGCCTATGTGCCGCTGCCTGACGGTCGATCCATTCCGGTCACGATGAGCGGTGGCGCGTCCGGTGGGGACATATTCAACATCTCGGTCAGCGTCTCCGATGCAGGAACGTCAAGCCGCGGGGATGACCCGGGCGGACGCGATCTTGGCCGGGCGATTGCCAGCGCCGTGCGGCAAGAACTGCTTGCCCAAAAGCGCGCCGGTGGCCTGCTCGATGGCCGGAGGGCGGTGTAAATGGCGACCTTCACCTGGATCCCTTCGGTTGGAGCCAACCTGTCGATGCGGCCCAGCGTGCGCCGTGTGGCCTTTGGAGATGGCTATGAGCAGCGTTTGGCCTTTGGCATCAACACCCAGCCCCAGGTCTGGTCGTTGGAGTTTCGGGGGCGCACCAGCCTTGATGCAGCCGCAATCGATGCGTTCTTGCGCGCACGGGGTGCCGTGCAGGCCTTTGATTGGACTCCTCCTGGTGGAACTGCTGCCAAGTTCGTGTGCGAGGAGTGGAGTCGATCAGTGGATGAGCCCAATGTCGAAACGGTGCGGGTCACCTTCAAACAGGTGTTTGATCTGTCATGACGGTAGCCGCGATTACCTCCGAAATCCAGAAGCTCGCGCCCAGCAGCGTGATCGAACTCTTTGTGCTGGATCTGGCACTGTTTGGCCAAGGACCGGTTCGCTTTCATGCCGGAACCAATGCCTTGCAACAGCGGGTTGTCTGGCAGGGCAACTCCTATGAGGCATTTCCCATTGAGGTTGAAGGCTTCGAATTCAATGGCAACGGACAGGTACCGCGGCCGCGCCTGCGGGTCGCCAACGTCACAGGCGCCATCACGGCGCTGGTGCTCACCTACCAGGACCTGGTGGGCGCCAAGATCACGCGAAAGAGGACGCTTGCGAAATACCTCGATGCGGTGAACTTTAAGGGCGGTGTCAATCCGACAGCCGACCCCTCGGCCGAATTCGCTGATGACGTGTACTACGTCGACCGCAAGTCCAGAGAAACTCGGGATGTGGTCGAGTTTGAGTTGGCCGCATCGTTTGATCTGGAGGGGGTCACACTCCCTCGTCGGCAGATCGTTCAAAACGTGTGCCCCTGGCGCTACCGGGGGTCTGAATGCGGTTACACCGGCACGGCCTACTACGATGCCAATGACCAGGCGGTAGGTTCCAGCAGCCTGGATGTCTGCGGCAAACGTCTGTCATCGTGCAAGGCCCGGTTTGGGCAGAACGCTGAGTTGCCCTTTGGTGGCTTTCCCGCAGCTGGGCTGATTCGTTGATGCTGCCTGAGAACCAAGTCCTGGCGCTCGATCACGCCCGGCAGGCCTACCCACGCGAGTCGTGCGGGCTGCTCGTGATTCGAAAAGGTCGGGAGGTTTACTGGCCGTGCCGAAACCTGGGGGTGGGAACCGATCAGTTCGTGATTCACCCCGAGGACTACGCCAAAGCCGATGAGCAGGGCCAGATCGTTGCTGTGGTGCACAGCCACCCCGGTCTGCCGCCCGAGCCGAGTCAGGCTGACCGGGTGGCGTGTGAGGCCAGTGGCTTGCCTTGGCACATCGTGAGTGTCCCAAGCGTCGCCTGGGCAAGTATCGAGCCGTCGGGCTATGTCGCCCCGTTGGTAGGCCGCGAATGGTCTCACGGCGTGCTCGACTGCTACGCCCTGGTGCGCGACTGGTTCCGAGCAGAGCGCGGGGTGGAGTTGCCCAACTTCGTGCGCTTTGACGACTGGTGGAAGCGCGGGGAGAACCTCTACCTGGAGAACTTTGCCCTGGCTGGCTTCTTCTCGGTGGATGCAGACGAACTAAAGGTTGGGGATTGCTTCCTGATGCAGGTGGCATCCCCTGTACCGAATCACGCAGCGGTCTATCTCGGAGACGGGCTGATCCTTCATCACTTGCAGGGGCGTCTCTCCAGCCGAGATGTCTACGGCGGCTATTGGCAAAAAGTCACAACACACATCCTCAGGCATGGTCACGATCATTCTTCTCGGTGAACTTGGGCGCCGCTTCGGCCGCAGACATAGCCTGGCCATTTCATCGGCTGCCGAAGCCATTCGGGCGCTGGCGGCCAATTTCCCAGCCTTCGAGCGGGAATTGGTGGCCTCAGGTGAGCGCGGTGTGGGGTACCGCATACTGGCTGGCCGTGAGGCGCTGACGCTGGAGCGCTTGCATGAGCCGACTGGACAGAGCCGCATCACGATTGCACCGGTGGTCTCTGGTGCGGGTGGCAATGGCCTTGGTCAGATCTTGCTGGGTGCAGCCCTGTTGGCCGTGGCCTGGTGGAACCCGCTGGGCTGGGCGGCTTCGGGTGCGTTTTTGTCTCAGGCCACGCTCTATTCGGTGGGCACCGCCATGATTCTGGGTGGCGTGGCGCAGATGATTGCCCCTACGCCCAAGGCCACGGAGCCCTCTGAGCGCCCAGAAAACAAGCCCAGCTACAGTTTCAATGGTGCGGTCAACACCACCGCCCAGGGGCATCCCGTGCCGGTGGGTTACGGCCGATTGATAGTGGGCTCGGCGGTGATCAGCGCCGGCATTGACGTGGATGAGATCGCCGCATGAGCCAACTCATCATTGGGGCGGGCGGTGGCGGAAAAGGCGGTGGAGGAAGCGCCCGTGTGGCGCAAGAGGCCCCCGACAGCCTGCGTTCCAAAGCCTATGCGCGAGTGGTTGACCTCATTTCCGAGGGTGAGATCGAGGGGCTGGTCGACGGCCTGCAATCGGTTTACCTGGACGACACGCCGATTCAGAACCCTGATGGCTCGACCAACTTCTCAGGCGTCACTCTGGAGACCCGTAACGGCAGCCAGCAGCAAAGCTATGTGCCCGGGTTCTCGTCCGTTGAGAACGAGGTGGTCGTCGGTGTCGAGGTCAAGGCAAGCCAGCCGGTGGTGCGCTCCATCACCGACCCGGATGTGGACGCCGTTCGGGTCAAGGTGAGCGTGCCGCAGTTGACCAACCAGGACACGACCAATGGCGATCTCAATGGCAGCACGGTGAACTTTGCGATCGATCGCCAAGTGAACGGCGGTGGGTTCGTGGAGATGATCAACGACACGATCTCTGGCAAGACCACGACCAAGTACCAGCGCAGCTACTACGTGCCTCTCACGGGTAGTGGCCCCTGGGATATCCGAGTGCGCCGGATCACGGCGGACTCCACGTCAAGTGCGATCCAGAACAAGACCTTTGTGGAGTCCTACACCGAGGTCATCGAGAGCAAGCTGCGTTACCCCAACAGTGCCCTGGTAGCGCTTCGGGTCGATGCCTCCCAGTTCTCGAGCATCCCGCGGCGCAGTTATGACATGAAGTTGCTGCGGGTTCGCGTTCCTGTGAACTACGACACCGCCACGCGCGCTTACAGCGGTGTGTGGAATGGCACTTTCAAGATCGCCTGGACCGATAACCCTGCCTGGTGCTTTTACGACCTGGTGACCAGCACCCGCTATGGCTTGGGTGGCTACATCCCTGAAGCCCAAGTCGACAAGTGGGCGCTCTACCGGGTGGCTCAATACTGCGACCAGTTGGTTCCCAACGGGCTGGGCGGTTTTGAGCCGCGCTTTGCTTGCAACCTGTACCTCCAGACGCGGGAGCAGGCCTACAAGGTCGTGCAGGACATGGCCTCGATCTTTCGGGGCATGGTGTACTGGTCCGGTGGCGCGATCACGGTCACGCAGGATGCACCCGCTGATCCGGTCTACCAGTTCGCCCCTAGCAATGTCGTGGATGGCGAATTTGCCTACCAGGGGTCTTCGGCGAAGGCGCGGCACACGGTGGCCTTGGTCACATGGAACGACCCCGAAGACTTTTACCGCCAGAAGGTGGAGTACGTCGAGGACGCTGCCGGCATCGCCCGCTACGGCATCGTGCAAAGCGAAGTCGTGGCGCTGGGATGCACCTCAAGGGGCCAGGCTCACCGCGTGGGTAAGTGGCTCTTGTATTCCGAGCAGTCGGAATCCGAGATCGTCACCTTCCGCACGGGCCTGGAGGGTGCCGTGGTGCGTCCGGGTGACGTCATTAAGGTCGCTGATCCAGTTCGAGGCGGCATGCGCCTTGGGGGTCGAATCGCTGCGGCAACTGCCAGCACGGTCACTTTGGATCAGGACCTGCCAGCGGATCTCCCATGGCGGCTATCGGTAATTTTGCCCACTGGGGTGGTTGAGGAGCGGCTGGTAGGTCCGATTTCAGGCAGAGCCCTGACGGTGACGATACCGTTCAGTGCAGTGCCTCAGGCTGGTGCCATCTGGGTGCTTTCCTCGTCCATCATCGAGCCGCAACTCTTTAGGGTTGTGGCGGTCGCCGAGCGGGACCCGGGGATTCACGAGGTCACCGCACTCGCCCACAACCCGAGCAAGTTCGATGCGATTGAAAAGGGGCTGGCTTTGCAGCCCCGCTCGATCACCGTGCTCTCAGACATGCCACCAGCACCGACAGGGCTCTCCATGCAAGAGAGCCTCTACCGGGTCAAAGACCAAGCGCAGGTGTTGGTTCAGGTGTCCTGGAACGAGGTGCAGACCGCAGTCGCTTACCGGCTGTCCTATCGGGTGGCAGGCGGCAACTTCGTGAGCCTTCCGCTCACCAGCGCCAACTACGTCGAAATCCGGGATGCACAAGAAGGCGCGTATGAATTCAGCCTACGTGCGATCGGGATCACGCGCAAGGAGAGTGTTCCTGCGACCCTGAGCGCAACGGTTCTGGGTAAGACCCTGCCGCCGTCGGATGTCACGGGCTTTTCGGTCCAGCGCCGTGTCTCCGATCTGCTGATTTCTTGGGATGAACTCCAAGATGCAGACCTTTCGGGCTACGAGGTCCGTGTAGGAACTGGCTGGGATAACGGCCAGTTGGTGGCCAAGACCGCGGGCACGCAGATGGTCCACGACCAAAGCGCGGCTGGCCTTTACCCGTATCACATTCGGGCCTACGACACTTCTGGCAATTACAGCGCCCACGTCACAACCTTTGTGCTGAGCCTGCAAGCGCCCTCGACCGTGCGTCAACTCGATGTGGTGCAGTCGGCCAACCGGCTGGAGTTTCGGTGGCAGCCCAATCCTGAACCCGAAGTTGTCGGGTATGAGCTTCGTGAGGGCGCGGCCTGGGATGCCTCGCTCTTTGTGGCTGAGGTCAAGTCCACCAGCTACACACTGCCCTCAGGGTTTGACGGAGAGCGAAAGTTTTGGATCAAGGCGATTGCCTCCCCAGGCATCTACAGCGACACGCCGACCTTTGTCTCGACGGTGGTTGCCCAGCCGCAGAACGCCAATTTGATCCTGGCGCGCGATGAGCAGGCGCTGGGATTCCCCGGCACCAAGCACTTCGCTTCTGTTGTCTCGGTCAACGGTCGAAACGCGCTGCGTATGAGCACCGGTGCCCAGACGGCTGAGTACCTCTTTGAGGTGGACCTTGTTTCACCTATCCGAGCCCAGAACACGCTGCTCAATAGCCTTGGGGCCTCGGTTGACGACCGGACCACATGGCTGGAGGCGAATTTCCCCTGGAGCAGCGATGCTGCCAGGCGCCAGTGGGCTTATGACGGTGCGATTGCCAATGTCGATGCCCGGTTTCAGATCGCCAGGGAAGATGCACTGCAAGCCGGTGAAGTCTACGGCTGGCGTCTTAACGGTTCTACCGCGGGGCTAGGCAATCCAGTCTCGAGCCAGGCGGCAGGTATCGCCTATGCCGCCGGCCGATACGGCGACGGTCTCATGGTCAAAGACACCACCCGGGTGGCTTGGACGGTGAGCATCCCATCGGTGTTTCACACATCCTTTTGGTTCATACCGTCAGAGGTCACAACCTGCGTGATCTGGGCGGCTCTTGGCCCCGCAGGATCGCTCCTGGTGGGCTATGACGCCACGACGGGCGCGTTCTTTCTTGAAGACCAACTGTCAAGGCGCGTGAGCGTGCCTTTTGGGGTCTCGGTTACGGACCGCGTTTGCATCGGCGTGTGCCAGACCGCCACCGAGCGACGGCTTTTTGTCGGTCGGATGGGCGGTGATGTGGAGTCAGCCAGTTCGGCGCTTGTGCCAATCGGGGCCTTTACCAGCTTGCGTCTGTACTAGCCCTCAGCTTTTCAACCCATTCCCAACCGTGGCGCTGCTCTCGAAAGAGACAGCGCCATTTCTTTTTCCATTTCACGAGGACTTTTCATGATCGACGAATCCATGCAGCTTCACGGCGCAATGACCCTGATCCTTCGCCGCGCAAGCGGTGAGGTCGAGACGGTCCACAAAGACAACATCATCGTCAACGTCGGCTTTGACTTCATTGCGGACGCCATTGGCAAAGCCGCCAGCCGACCCGCCGTGATGGGCTTTATTGCGCTGGGCACCGGCACGACCGCGGCGGCTGCAACCCAGTCGGCGCTGGTGACCGAAATTGACCGAAATGCCGCGACCTACGCGCACACGGCGGGCACCAAGACTTTCACCTTCAGCGCGGATTTCCTGGCGGGGGACAGCACGGGTGCCTTGACGGAGGCCGGCGTATTCAACGCAGCGACTGGGGGCATCATGCTCGATCGCGTGGTCTTCCCAGTGGTCAACAAGGGTGCAGATGACAGCCTGACGGCGGTCTTCACCTTCACGATGAGCTGATCGAGATGCCCGATACGGTGACGGTCAGCGAGACCCAGGGAGCGAGGTACACCTGGGCATCGGCTGGCTTTACTTGGTCGAGCGCCAGCGCCGGGAAGAACTGGACCACGGCCTATCCAGCTGTATACAACGTAGCCGTGGCAGTGACTCTGGCGCTGGTGGAGTCAACTGGATGGAATTGGACCAAGCGATCCAGCGAAGCTCTGGCGTTGGCTGAAGGATTAACTAAGCAGTTGACGCTGCGGGAGTCTGAAGCCGTAGGTTTTGCAGAAACCTATTCGGACCTGATCGCATACGTGCTTCGATGGGTAGAGACGATGGCTTTCACGGAGGGTGCCGGAAAAGCCAGTCGCAAAGAGATTCGGGAGGCGTTCCAGACCTCTGAATACCTGACCCGAGTGCTGACTAAAAGCGCTGCGGAAAACTTGGCCTGGGGTGACTTGCTTCGCCAAAGCACTACGAAGCGACTGGCCGAAAGCCTGCCGATGTCGGAGACGCCTCAACGAGGTGTAACCAAGAACGTATTCGAAGCCTTTGGGCTAGGTGACGACTTGGATCGGCAGATGACCAAGCGCATCTCAGAGGCCGTCGCGTTTGCCGAGACCTACACCGATCTGATTGCATTCATCTTGCGGATCAGCGAAGGCCTGGGCGTGAGCGACTTGGGAGCCAAGCAGTTCCGAAAACCGTTCTCGGAGGCCTTCGGAACGACCGACAAGGCTGCACGGCAGACGGTCAAGCGAGTGGCCGAGGCTGTCGCCCTGGGCGAGGCACTGGGTCGAACGGTAGCCTACCGCCGAAATCTGACCGAGGGCTTGGCGGTATCGGATGCGCTGCGCAGAGCGATGAGCCTGACCGCTCGCGAGGCCTTGGCGCTTGCCGAGCAGTACCGCAGGCATGCCAACGGCGTGATCAGCGACATGATCGTTGGCAGCACCGAGATCACCGAGCAGGACTTTGCTGCCATCGTCGAGGCCGGTCACCCGCCCGGGTACACCGACTTCCGGGATTTCATCCAAGGCGACTACACCTACCGTCGCGCGCTTTTCCGAGCCATTCTGAATTCGCGCAACTCTGACCGAGCCTTCATTGACGCATTGCGGGTGACGGTTGACGTCCCTGACATCTTCGACCGAGGTACTGCCCAGATCACCGATCCAGCGGCCGGAGCCTCGATCTACTTCTCGCGCAGCTTTAGGGTCGCGCCTGAGGTGACCATGACCCACAAGGGGGGCTCCGCCGTGGCCATCCCTCGGCTGCTAGGCGCAGTTACCACGACTGGCTTCACCGCCGTCCTCGAAAACAGTTCCGGCACTCGCGTGTCCGGCTCCTTCACCTGGATTGCACAGGGGTACTAGATGCAAAACTTCACCGACATACCGTCGTCCAGAACGCTGTCGGATTCTCTGATCGAGATTCTGAACAACGATAAGACGGCCATTTCGTGCAACAGCGGCACCACCTTCCCGACGACCAACCTTCAGATTGGGATGCTGTGCTACCGCACGGACCAGTTGAAGCTTTACCAGTTGATCGGGACCAACCCGGACAACTGGCGCTTCATCATGGATTTGGCAAGCGGCATCGATACGCAATTCGCCGCCAAGCTCAATGCCGCGAGCTACACGGCGGCTGATGTCCTTGCGAAGCTGCTGACTGTGGATGGTGCAGGTACTGGACTGGATGCCGACCTGCTCGATGGCCAGCATGCGAGCGCATTTGCCTCCAGCACTCACAACCACAACGCAGCCTACCTCGGCATCACCGCCAAGGCAGCCGACGCCGACAAGCTCGACGGTTATGACTCCACCGCGTTTGTGAGGTCAGTCAACGGTGCAGGGCCTGACGCTGCTGGCAATGCAACGGTCAACATTGATCTGTCCAGCCGAGTCGCTAAGACCGGCGACACGATGACGGGGAATCTGACGATTCAGAACACCGCTCCGACCATCAATATGCAGGACACCGACAACGTGACCCGCTATCTGCATGTCAACAGCAACCTGATGGGCTTTTTGAAGTCTGACGGTAACTGGGACATGTACATGAACAACAGCGGATCTATGTGGACCGCGAACTACGGGTGGTTGCATGACTACTTTTTCAGCACCATCGCCAACTGTTTCGTTGGCAACTGCCCGGGTAACACAGGCAACTGCAGTCCGGTGGGCAACAACGCAACATCCGTAGTTTCTAACTGCGGCAGCGCATCTTTTGTTCGCGATGAGCTGGTGGACAACGGCAGCCAGATTTCTGTCCGAAGAACACAGTACAACTTCAACTGCAATTGCAACTGTGCTTGCGACTGCTGCTGCTGATGGGGGCGACCATGAAAGTCATTGCAGTACGCAACCCGCTTCTTCATCCCTATGCGTTCCATCAAGTCTCCATCTCGCGCGAGTTGCAAAGCAGGTCGTTGATCGTTCGTTACCGGTTGGCCAGAACAAATCATGCTGAAGAAGATCCTGTCTTTGAGGCAGAGGAACAGGAGGTTCGGGTCAATCTGGCAGCGCTCAGAAACCGCCCCGACTGGTGCGACCACCAGTGCTATTTCTTGTCGCTCAAGGATGGACGCTTGGGACCGCTTTTTTCCCTTTTTGTAGCCACACTCCCTGCGCGACTTGCGGCAACCGAGTTCGCAACGATGTCGCAGCAGAGTTTGATTCTGGGAATCAATGTGCCGTTTGCCGACGCTACGGACGACGAGCTGTTTCTGACCGTCAACATGAACCAGCGATGCCGCGACGCTGATATCTCACTTGACGGTGATTTGGATCTTGAGTGGAGCCAAGCGGCTTCAAGCGGAACACACAGAACCTTACTGCTGCCGCACCTGCGTTTGTCGGCTCCGTCAACCATCGCAGCCGATGGCCAGGCGACGATCACTATTCAGCTTGAGGACGCTGCCGAACAGCCGATTGAAAGGCAGGCAACCGTCTATCTGGAAGCGGTCTCAGGTGTCTTACCTCGGGCCAGGATCGCCACGACTCAGGGTACTGCCGCCGTCCCTGTATTTGCCACTGGTTTGAGCCCAGGTGAGCAAGTTCGCATCAAAGCAGGCTGGAAGTACTTCCCCGGCGTGGACGACATCACGATTGAGGTTGTCTGATGCTCCAAGCGCTGTTTGCGGTCCCAGTCCTCGTGACGGACCTGGGAATATCTGAACGCGAACGCAGCGTTCTCCGCGAGTGTGCCCTGGCCGCATACCGGGCCAACAACACGAACCGGAAACCCTGGCCTAGAGCTAACCGGGAGTCTCTGGCAGTCCAAGAGCCGGTTTTTGAGGCTCTCTTTGCCATGGTCGCTAGGGCGGCAGAAGTTGCATTTGGGGTCCGTGTCGTATCCATCACCGGTCGCGAACTGGTTCAGTTTGATGGCGATTTTGTCCCTCCGCATGTTGAGCCATCTGTGCTGTCTGCCATCTACTGGATAGATGCCGCAGCTGAACCCAAACATGCGTGTGGGGATCACAACGGATCGCTGGTCCTTCAAAGCCCAGTGGGCCCCTTTGGCACCAAGGTACTACCCCTTGAGGAGAGGGTTCGGTTCATCGATCCGAGGCCTGATCGCTTGCTGGTTTTTCCTAGCCATCTGGTGCACTTCGCCCACGTTTACCGAGCGCCGACACCAAGCGTCGAGGTTCACTTCGAAATGGAGATTGCGTGATGCGTACAGTCAATTTCTACCAATAGGAAGCCATGAGTACTTTTGTAATTCATACCCTAATTCCGGGCGGGCAGGCAGGACCAGCCCTCCGATACGACAACCAGACCTCGGAACTCACTAACCTGCAAACCGGGCAGCCGGTTGTGAGGTCCATTGCAGCCGTCCAGCCCGCAAGTCAACCCTTCGCCACCAGCAAAGACACCCCAGCCCGAAAAGATTCCCCTCGGGTCTTGAAGATCTCTCTTGGCCTGTCATGCAACTACGAGTGTGAATACTGTTCTCAGCGCTTTGTGCCGCGCGCGGCTGAGACAAATCCTGCTGAAGTTCACGCCTTTGTTGCGGGGCTCGATGAGTGGGTGACGATGCCGCCCGAGCGTATTGAGTTCTGGGGTGGGGAGCCCCTGGTTTACATCAAGACCCTGCGTCCGCTCGCTCACGCCCTTCGTCGCAAGTACCCAGGCGTTGGCTTTTCAGTGATCACCAATGGATCGCTGCTGAACGCCGACATCAATCAATGGCTGGATGACATGGGCTTTAGTGTTGGCATCTCTCACGATGGTCCGGGGCAGCATGTGCGAGGGCCTGATCCACTTGTTGACCCTGAAAAGCGTACAGCGATTTTGGATCTATATCGGCGACTTGCACCGAAGAAGCGTGTGAGCTTCAACGCAATGCTCAACCGCTCAAACATCTCCAGGGCCGCGATTCAGCAGTTCTTCACCGATCTGACCTGTGACCCGGGCGTCATGGTTGCAGAGGGCGCATTTGTTGATGCTTACGATCCGGGCGGCTTGGCGCTATCACTGTCTTCAGATGAAGCCCATTCATTCCGTCGGACTGCCTTCCAGGAGATCCGACAGGGCAAGGCGGACAGGGTCTCGGGCGCAAGGAATCGGGTTGCGTCCTTCGTTAACTCGATCCGCCTTCAACGTCCTGCATCCAGTGTGGCGCAAAAGTGTGGCATGGATCACACCGATTCGATAGCGGTTGATCTTCGCGGCAATGTGCTGACCTGCCAAAACGTGAGCGCTCAGTCAACCGCGCCCAACGGCGAGAGTCACCGCATTGGGCACGTCAGTGATCTTGCGTCGGTGGCGCTGCGCACTTCAACGCATTGGTCCAAGCGCGAAGACTGTCCGAAGTGCCCTGTGCTTCACATCTGCAAGGGCGCATGCATGTTCTTGGAAGGGCCGCTTTGGGAGGCGTCCTGCAATAACGCCTATTCGGACGCTTTGCCAATCTTTGCTGCGGGGATCGAATTTCTAACCGGGCTGGTGCCGGTCTACATTGAAGGCGACCTACCTGAACTCCGAAAGGACGTTTTTGGATTCATGAAGCCGACTGAGGTTTCGCCGTCGTCACGGACCAAGCCATTTCCCATTCCCGTAGTCGCTGCTTAAGCACATCGTCATTTCTTGTACGGCCCACCTGGTTGCAGCCAGCGTGGGCCTTGTTGTTTTTGGAGACCACCCATGGAAGAAGACGAGAAGCACACACTCCGTGATGACACTCTGCTGATGCGCAAAGAGGACTTTGAGGAACTCCTCAACGGCGCCGCTGAGCGTGGTGCCGAACGAGCCTTGGCAAGGCTTGGCCTCGAGAACGGCCATGCAGCCCGCGACATTGGCGAACTCCGGGAACTCTTGGAAGCGTGGCGGGATGCCCGTCGGACTGCTTGGCGGACCACGATCAAGGTAGTAACTACGGCCATCTTGGCCATGTTGCTCGTTGGCGCTGCCATCAAGCTCAAGTTGATGGGAGGCGCCCAATGATCGAGACCCTTCTCGGAGGCCTTCTGGGCGGTGCATTTCGGCTGGCTCCGGAAATCCTCAAGTGGCTCGACCGCAAAGGGGAACGCGGTCATGAACTTGCTATGCAGGACAAGGCGCTTGAGTTTGAGAAACTCCGCGGTGCCCAGCGCATGGCTGAGATTGGCGCGGCGGCCGACGCGGCCTGGAACACCGGTGCTATTGACGCTTTGAAGGAAGCGGTGGCAGCCCAAGGGCACCAGTCTGGTGTCAGCTGGGCCGATGCGCTCTCTTCCAGCGTGCGTCCAGTGATCACCTATTGGTTCATGGGCCTTTACTGCGCTGCTAAGACCGCGGCCTTTGCCGCCGCGTTGACCGCCGGCGCAGGCTGGGGCGAGGCCATCCTGTATGCATGGACAGAGGCTGATCAGGCGCTATGGGCTGGGGTTCTCAACTTCTGGTTCCTCGGGCGCGTCTTTGATCGGGTGCGGTCATGACTGCGGTTCCTCGGGTGGCAATCGACCTCGCCAAGCGGTTCGAGGGCTTTTGCCGCGTGCCCAGAAATGATCCTGGACGGGCCTATCCCTACATTTGCCCGGCCGGGTTCTGGACGATTGGGTATGGCCACCTGTGTGACCAATCACACCCACCAATCACCGCGGTTGAGGGCGAAGCCTACTTGGTGCAGGACATGCAAATCGCTCTGAAAGCAACCCTACGTTATTGTCCTGTGCTGGCGACGGAGACCGCTGGTCGTTTGGGCGCAATCGTCGACTTCACGTTTAATCTGGGAGCCGGCAGGCTGCAGACTTCTACTCTTAGACGTCGAATCAATCAGCGGGACTGGGTTGGCGTGGCCTTCGAACTTAGGCGGTGGGTTCACGGTGGTGGGAGGGTGCTGCCCGGGCTAGTTGCGCGGCGGGAGGCTGAATGCAGGCTCATCCTCATGGCCTGAAGAAAGCCCCTTCATACAAGGGCTGCAGCGCGATTGAGACGCTGTTTTGCTCAGAACCACCTGACTGAGCGATTTCGAAAAAATCCAATTAGAACAACGATTTACGTGATTTGGCCATAACCCCCGCTGCCGTACTACCGTGAAAAAGTCAGAAGCCTTTGCGTTAATCCTGAATCGTCCCGGGTTTCAAGGAGGCTCCACACTTTGAGAAGATGGAGCCATGAGCAAGAAATCAAACCGTTTTTCCCCTGAGGTGCGTGAACGCGCTGTCCGCATGGTGCTCGAACACCGTAGCGAGTACCCCTCCCTGTGGGCCACCATTGAGTCCATTGCCCCCAAGATCGGGTGTGTGCCGCAAACCCTCAACGACTGGGTGCGTCAGCACGAGGTTGACGAAGGCACACGTGATGGCATCAGTTCTGACGAGCGTGCCCGCATCAAAGAACTGGAGCGGGAGAACAAAGAACTGCGCAAAGCCAACGAAATCCTTAAGCTGGCGAGCGCTTTTTTTGCCCAGGCGGAGCTCGACCGCCGACTCAAGTCCTGA